ACTGATGCTATGTTAACACAGATGGGTACAAAGTCAATTCGTAAAGACATTGACACCACCGATCTTAAAGTTAAGATGGTAGGTAAGAAGTCTGGTAAGTATCGTGTCAAAGGATTGCCTGCACAAAGTAATGTAAATGATATTCGTGCTTACTTAAAAGAAGTACAAATACAAACAGGTATTAAAATTGACTTTGTGATGGTTGACTACTTAGATTTGGTTATGCCTGTCTCTGTTAAAGTTAATCCAAACGATCAGTTTATTAAAGACAAATATGTTGCTGAAGAATTACGCAACTTAGCAAAAGAGATGGGTATATTAATGGTGACTGCAAGTCAGTTGAATCGTAGTGCAGTTGATGAGATCGAGTTTGACCATAGTCACATCGCAGGTGGTATCAGTAAGATTAATACAGCAGATAACGTATTTGGTATCTTTACCAGTCGTAGTATGCGTGAGCGTGGAAAGTATCAGATTCAATGTATGAAAAGTCGTAGCAGTACTGGTGTAGGACAAAAGATTGATTTAGACTATGATATTGAGACTATGCGTATTAGTGATAGTGATCCTGACAATCAGAACAGTTATACTCCTAAACCTAGTGCTAATGATATTATGAGTCAATTAAAGCCCCAAAGTACTTTACAATCAACTGAGCCTATTATTGACCAGGCTACAGGGGAGATATTAGAGCCGGAAAACAAGCGTATTATAGCGGATGTACAGGGTTCTAAGCTTAAAGCAATGCTAAACAGTTTAAAGAAATAAAACCTAAAAGTAGATAAATACTATTAGGAAACTAATATGCAAAAACAAACTCGCAGTCTACTAGAGGAATTAGAAGCTATTGGTAATAATAGGGACACGACTCACATTATTGAGAGTCGTGGCCACAATATTATCACAAGTGCTATCAATTTAATAGAGATGATTAATCGTAACTATAGTCCTGAACAAGCCGCTATTTTAGAGCGTAAATTGTTAGGAGCTATAAAGAGCAAGGACCAAGCAAAGTTTTCCAAATCATTAAGGAAAAACCGTGAAGCTGAATGAATTTAAGAAACGTGTAGTAAATGAAATAGATGCTAGAAGTTTATTTGGTGATTATGGTGCCGCCGCATTGAAGACAGGTCTAGGATCAATGGCCGGAAAGAATGTATTAAGCACCACTGACCAAATGGCTAAAGATGATTATATCACTAAATTCACAAGTCGTGCCCTCAGCGGATTACAAAGTGCTATTAATGGCGGGTTAGTTGATCCCAATGCCGCAGGTCAAGGTGCTCAAACTACAGGGCAAACTACTCCACAGACAACTCAAACTACTCCGCAGACAACTCAAACTACTCCGCAGACAACCCAAACTACACAACAAGGTGGACTGCCTAGTGCGGCTGATGCTATTGCACAAAAGCGCATAGCCGCACAAAAAGCTCAAGCAGACGCTATCAGAGAACCAGGAGCTTCAGAAGGTCCTAAGTATAAGATCGATCCTAACAAACAAATGTCACCGTTTAGCAAATTACCTCCGGCTACACCAAAGACTCCTGAACAGATTAGACAAGAAAAACTTGCTGCCGCAACTCAAGCCGCACAAGGTCAAATGACACCAAAGGCACCTGGTATAGCGGCAGGTACACCAAAGACACCTGAACAGATTAGACAAGCTAAACAAGCGGCTGCTACTCAAGCCGCACAAGGTCAGATGACTCCTAAGGTTGCAGGTCCTATTCCAAAGACACCTGAACAGATTAGACAAGCTAAACAAGCGGCTGCTACTCAAGCCGCACAAGGTCAGATGAATCCTGTAAGTAATCTACCAGCAGACCAGTTTGCAAAATCCGCAAGTAATGTCAGACAACAACAGCAAGGTGTTGCTACACAAAACGCACAAGACCAAATGTGCCCGGTAAGTAAATTACCTGCAGATCAGTTTAATAAGAGTGCTGACAATGTAAGACAACAACAGCAAACAACCGCAACTCAAACTGCACAACAGCAGCCAGGAATGACCCAAGCTGGTAAGCCACAATGGGATCCTGCAACAGGTAAAGGTGCAAAGTATGACGGAGTTACTGGTGAAGCTACACCTGAATGGCAAAAAGAGTTAGACAAAGGAGAAGAACGCCGTCTAGAAAAAGTTGAAGCACATCGCATTGCATCACAGGCCGATGCCGCTGAACGAGATGCTAGGAATTCTGAACTGGTCCAACAAGGCGTAAGGCAAAATCCTTCTAACGTTACAAATAACATTACGCAAACATCTACTGCACCCGGCAATGTAAAAATATCAACTGCTGATCCTGCAGAAATACAATCAAAAATGCAGGCAAAGATTGATGCAATGAAGGAAAAGAATCCTAAACTTGCGGCTGCGATGCAAGCAGAGATAGATGACCAGTTCAAACAAGATAAGCCTGACAACACCGTTCAGATGCCTAAGCGTAATGTAAAGGCTAGAAATGCAGGAAAAAACGCATTTGGACAGATGGCACAAAATTTGGGTAAGGTTAAAGAAGGTAGTCGTTTTGATAAACTAAACTATATCTTTGAAAGTATTTTAGCTGAACAAGATCCTGAACAAGGTGGAACAAAACAAACTATCAGTCAATACATAACTAACTTCTTCAAGCAGTTTATGAAGAATGTAGATATTAGTGATCCTACAGTAATGACTAATGTAGCATCATTAGCTAAAGAGTTAGAGCAAACCTATGCAAAAGATAAAGGTAAGTCAACATTACCTAAACTAGCTAACTTGGCATATTCTGTTTCATACGCACAGCAGTTAAAAGATCCTGAACAGGCTCAAACTACACAACCTGCACAAACAACACCTACAACAACCGCACCACAAAATACTAAACCTGAGGTATCTCAAGCTTCAACACAACAAGCTAAAATGACTGCCGCTCAAATCACTAAGTTGATGCAAGGTTTGAATACCAGACAAAAACAAGCTGTATTGAAAAGCTTACAAGCTGAGTTAGGTAAAACTACACAGCCTACTATTTCTGTAGGCAAACAAAAGAACAGTAAAAAAACAGTTGACCCTTCAGATGCACGTTTATTAGCAGTAGCAAAACAACAGGGTAAGATTTAAATGAATTTAACAGAAACATTAGCTTATCTTAGAAATAAGGTAGATAATATTACCAATGTTATAACAGAAGATAAAGGTCACTTAGACCATCCTGAGGATTTAATATTCTTACGTGGTACACAAGGTGCTAATCAGGCTGTGCAAGCAATGGCTGATACAGTAGCTAAACCGGAAAAAGTTACCATTAAATGGGATGGATATCCTGCATTGATATTTGGTCGTAATAGTAATGGTAAGTTCACTATATTAGACAAACATATGTTCAATAAGAAAGATGGTAGTGGCCGTCAAGTATACAGTCCAGAACAGTTTGCCCAATATGACCAAGCACGTGGTGTAAATCGTTCAGACTTACATCAGCTTATTGCACAGATATGGCCTGGCTTAGAGAAATCTGATAGAAGTAAGGGCTATTATTGGGGTGATTTATTATTCAGTAAACCATTAGTAGAAAAGAACGGGCTGTACACATTCAAAGCAAACCCTAATGGCATTACATATACAGTAGATGCAAATAGTGAATTAGGAAAGTTCTTTGATGGGAAAAACTCTGGTATCGTAGTCCATCAATATATTGCTCCCGATGCATTAACAACAGACCAAGCAACACCGTTAGATGGAACTATTGGTAAGTTGAAAAATAATAGTGATGTTGCTATATTACCGGCCAAGATGCCTATCACACCTAACTTGAAGTTGAATTCAGCATTATTTAAAAAAGCACAAACCACTATACAAAAATATGGTCAAGCAGTAGAACAGTTAATGACTACAGCACCTCAGGCTAGAAATACATTCAATCAACTATTCACCACCTACATTAATAAACGTATTGTAGCAGGGGACTTGAATGAGTTGTTAAATGGCTTTATGGAATATGTTAATTCAAGACCCATGACCGATAAGATGCGTGAGAAGATTAATCAACATTTAGCCGCTAACAAAGCAGGACTAGTTGGTGCATTTACTATCTGGGTAGCTATTTATAATCTTAAAATGAACATTGTGGATCAACTTAATAAAGCCGCAATGACAGCCCCTGTAAAAGGATATCTACAAGACGGAACACAAACACAAGAGGGTTTTGTTAGTCACGGTCTTAAATTTGTAGATAGAATGGGCTTTAGTCGCCAGAATTTGGCTGGAAGACAGTAGCCAAAACCGACTTTTTTTGTTGCCAGGCATAAATATATACATGAATCTATAGGATTCAAACTTTTTAAAGGAAATTTATTATGGCAGGCTTTACAAGAACACACGGCGACGCACAACCAGTATTCGCAATGGACGTGCAAAATGGTCCAGTAGCACCATCTACTGCGGCTGACGGTACAACTACTAACTTTATCGGACCAGCATTTGACTTCTTCGGTTTCGATCTAGGCGCCGCTCCAACAACACAATTAGGTGTTGACGAGATGGTTGCACAAGTTATGGTTTCAATTGAGCAATTAGCTACAGTTATGATGTATTCTGTATCAGCTACAGCAAACGTTACAAACATGTCTGTTGCAGTTTATCCAGTTGGCGCATACACAGCGGCTGCACTACAAACACAAATTCGTGCTTTGGGTACAGTTAATGGTTATGACCTTTCTGGTGCAACAGTAACAAACGTTGGTTTCCGTTTAGCTTCTACAGCTACAAGCGCAAGCTAATCAGAAGTTTAACTTCAAAGAAATCCGAGATTTATTCTCGGATTTTTTTTGCCTCTAAATACATGTATGAGTTTTAAAATAAGTTGTTATACATTATTTGATATTACACAAACAGGTGTAGTCAATCGAAATCGCCCTGGACCAGAAGATGATCCTGAAGTATGGCTTCATAGAAGAAATACCCAATGCAATTTTGATACTATTGTGCAGGCAATATCATTGCGTGGTCAACCTGAAGATATAACTATTCCCAATAAGACACTTGTTAAATTTGAAGATTTTGATAATTTTGGATTTTTGCATGAGACTGAGGAATCGATACCTTGTTGGACATTTGATTTTACTATACAACACGCTAGCGTCTTTGATGACGGTATATCAGAATTAGGTTCATTGTATAGTGATTGTAGCAATGTACCTATGATTAAGACTAATACAGTATGGGATAAATTACCGGCATTTTTAGATTCATCAGATGAATTAAGAAATGTTTATTTTAAGGTGTTAAACAATGAAAATTGATGTTAATAAAATTGATAGAAAATTAGATAAAATGATATCAACCTCTGAGTTTTCTAAATTGCAAGATGTTGTAATTTTCCAAGATACCAATGGCACATACAGTCTGTTCAACAAATATCATATTAAAAAGAAAGATACAAATGATGTAGTTGTATCTTTAAATAACGGGGATGACGTTAACTCTTTTTGTAATATGAAAAATGCAGTATGTTGGTGTGTATTAGATAAGATAGGTAAATATCAGTTAGCAGACAGAGTTATTAATTTAGATATGAATTTAAGTAGCCTAGAAGTGCATATTTCTATCCATTCTAAGCTATTTAAAAAAGCTAAAAAAACGGAAGATAAATTGATATATCTAGCAAAGCTTAATCAGGATAAGCTACATCAAAAAGCAATGAGTGAAGAATTGAGTAAATATATACAGGATTCTTACATTTGGCAACAAAAAAGATTTAGCTCAAAAACCTAACAATAAATGAAAAAAGATAAATACTTTATATTAGTCTTGGAATACAACTATGAAATTAACTGATTTTGACAAAAACCCAATAGAGAACGCAACTAAAGCGTTAAAAGAGCATTATGACGTTCCGTTTAATGTTCGTAAAATGTCTTATGCACAAGCAAGAGATATGCTTCATAAAGTTCGCGGTCTAATGACTGAAACAAAGAAATCTTCGGGTTTCTATGAAAGCCAACACAATTCTTCATATTTAAAACTTGTGTTTATGGAACAAGCACTGAGTAAGCACTTTGCTGAAATCAGTCTACGTAAACCACGTATTGTCGTAGAGAATGAAGAAGTTGAAAAGTCACAAGTAGTTTTGGCTGCACAAGACTTAGTAGACCAAGTACAGAAGATGGTTGAAGAAGTTAGTGATATGTTAGTAAAAGAATTACCAGCATTAACTGATAGTGTGCACTCTGAGATCGGTGTCAACGAAAGTGAAACATTCAATCAACAAGTATCAGAAGCATTAACTTCATTACAAGCCGCATTGACAACAAGTCAAGCAACATTGAAAACAGCATTGAATGGTATCACTGGTCAAGGTGGTGCTGAAGCGTTTGATGCAGGTGGCGACATGGGCGGGGCACCTGATATGGGTGGTGATATGAATGCAGATATTGGCATTGAAGAACCTCTTCCAGGTGGAGGTGAAGAAGAAATGAATGTTGACCTTGAAACTCCGGAAGAAGAACCCCTAGGTGGTGCAGGTCGTCCTAAGAGATAATCATGCGATTGTATGAATTTGA